GCTGCCGCATGTCGGACGGGCACGTGTTCACGATTCAGATGTGGCAGCGGCCCCCTGGCAAGCGTGGTGACGGCTGGCTCGCACCGCGGGAGGAAGTAGACGCCGCGGTCGATGGCGCTTTCGAGCGTTACCGGGTGGTCGGCTTCTACGGCGACCCGTCGCACACACGCGATGACGAGACGCTTGACCGGTACTGGGATCCGCTGTTCAACAAGTGGAACCTCAAGTACCGGCAGAAGTTGCGCGTCTGGGCATCGGGCCGCGTCGGCGGTAACGGCAGCGCGGTCATGTTCGACATGGCTGCCCGCGACAACGCAAAAGCTTTCGCTGAGGCGGTGGGCTACACGCTCGAGGAAATCAAGTCCGCTGCGTTCACTCACGATGCCGATGCGCGCTTGCGCAGGCATGTGCTGAACGCTCGCCGCTACCCCGTGCAGGGGCACGTTTCCATCTCTAAGGACGGGCGAGAGTCCAAGAACAAGATCGACCTGGCTATCTGCATGGTCGGTGCACGCATGGTCCGCCGGGCTGTGCTCATGAACGGGAAGAAGAAGGGTGGTCGCGCATGGTGATGTCGAAGAAGGCCGTGCTCGAGCTTGCGTCCGACCTGCTGATTCCGCAGTTCACGCATGAGCGGTCGCGGCTCGATGTGATTGACGGGTGGCTGCGATGGAATCCTGAGCAGATAAACGTTCCGAACCACGCGAGGCAGGAGCAGCGCGAGCTGCGCGACCTGGCCGAGTCGGGATGGATGAGCCTGGTTGTCACCAACCTTGCTCAGCAGCTTTTCGCTGAGCAGGCCCATTCCTCTGACCGGCCTACCCCTGAGGGTGAGACGGTTGCGCCGGTGTGGCGTCCCTGGCTCCGTAATCGCATGCCGTCGCGTCAGCGTGCCATTCACCGTGCAGCGCTGTCGTACGGCTACGCGTACACCACGGTCATGCCAGGCGACACCGGTTCAGTCATTCGCGGGTTCTCGCCGCGCGACATGTTCGCGATCTACCAGGATCCCGCCATCGACGAGTACCCGATGTACTACCTGCGCAAGTCTGCTGACAACGGGTATCTCGTGGTCGACGAGGAGGCTGCGTACCGGCTCGTCTACCAGGACAGCCGACTGCAGTTCGTCGACTACAACGTGCACGCGACGGGTGTCGCGCCGGCAATCCGGTACTCGAATCAGATTGACCTCGAGGGCCGAACCCCGGGCGAGGTGGAACCGCTCATCACTGTGGGCAAGCGTGTCAACAAGACGACGTTCGACCGTCTGCTCATTCAGCATTACAACTCGTGGAAGGTTCGTTATGCAACGGGCCTCGACATGCCGGAGGACGCAACCGAACGTGAGCGCGTCAAGCTCATGCTGCGGCAGAGCGACATGCTCACTGGCGAGGAGGGCGTCACCTTCGGCACGCTCGATGAGACCCCGCTTGACGGCATCATCGCGGCTGAGAGCAAAGACGTGGAGACGTTTGCTGCCATCTCGCAGACGCCTGCGCACGCGCTCACCGGACAGATGATCAACCTGTCTGCGGAGGCCATCGCTGAGGCCCGCGCGATGCTCGACCTGAAAGCGGGAGAGCGGCAAGTCGGCTTTGGTGACTCGCACGCGCAGACCTTGCGCCTCGCTGCGCACCAGGAGGGCCGCAAGGAGGACGCCGCCGACTTCACTCTCACGGTGGATTGGCGCGACCTGGGTTCGCGTTCGATGGCTCAGGCTGCGGATGCGCTCGGGAAGATGGCGACCATGCTGGGCATCCCGGTCGAGAAGCTGTGGGATCGCATTCCGGGGGTCACGCCCGACGTCGCTCAGGCATGGCTTGAGTACAAGCGGGAGAACCCGTCCGCTGATGAGCAACTAGCGCGCGCTGTGAACGCTCAGTCCAATGGCACTGACGGCTGAGGGCAAGGAACTCACCGAGGCTCACCGGCGCGCGCAGCTCGCGCTATCAGCGCAAGCTGCCGCCGAGGCTATGGCGCTCTGGGACGGGCTAGACCCGGACAATCTGGACGCGTCCACGCCCCGGTGGCTGGCACGCAACATGCAGACGCTGCGCCGCTACAACGGGCGCTCGGTCGCAACTGCCGCCGCGTACGTGCCGCGCTACAGAGTCGCTGAGCTGGGCGCAGACATTGGCAGTGTCGTCGCCCCCGCATTCGTCGCGGCTGAGATGTCGCAGGCGTTGCTGCTCGCTGGTCCCGTAAGGGTCAAGCTACTGACGCGCGGCGGCATGACGGGCACGACGGCGCACAGTGAGGGCCTGCGGAAGTTCACAGGCATCATGCGCCGGCAGGTGCTTTCGGGTGGCCGTCAGCTCATCGACGAGACCACGGCGTCTGACAGTCAAGCAATCGGCTGGCGTCGAGTCTCGGACGGCAACCCTTGCACGTTCTGCGCGGTGCTCTGCAGCCGAGGTCCGGTGTACCGATCCGCAACGCAGGCAGGCACGGACGGCGGCGGGTTGCTCGACAACAAGTCGGGACTGCGGTTCCACGGACACTGCGGTTGCACCGCCGAAATTGTCTACGGCACATGGGAGCCGAACGAACAGGAACGTGGTTTTCAAGCGGACTACGAGAAAGCCGCACAGGAAGCCAACGCCGCCGGGTTCTCACGCACCGAATCGTCGGTGCTCCCCCGCATGCGAGCTAACGGCGCTTTCCGTGACTCGCCGCTTGCCCGCAACAAGTAGATTTCCCGACCCCGCACGGGGCCGGGTTAGCGCTGCCCTGGTGGCAGCTTGACCAGCCCCGGGAGGGCCAAAACATGTCAGACACGACCGTCACCACCGAAACGTCCGGCTCGCAGGTCACCGTCACCCCGCCCCCGGAGGGCGACACGACGACGACTGTCACCGATCCGCCCGCGAACAACAACGACCCGGCAGAAGACACGGACCCCGATGGGGACACGTTCGACCCGGACAAGGCCCGCGAGAAAATCCGCAAGGTGAACTCGGAGGCCGCGGGGCTGCGTAAACGCCTCGCTGCCGAAGAGCAGGCCAACAAGGCGAACGCTGAGAAGGGCGACAAGGTTCCGGCTCTGGAAGCCGAGATTCTGCGCCTGCGTGTTGGTGTCAAGCACGGTCTGCCTGAATCGCTCGTCAAGCGCCTCACCGGAACGACGGAAGAGGAGCTGTTGCAGGACGCCGAGGAACTGATGTCGATGTTCGGCAGCAAGAAGCCGCCGACCGACCAGCCGCGCGAGAACCTGCGCGGCGGCGGGGATCCCACACAGGAACCCAAAAAGCCGTTCAACTCCGACGAGTTTGCCGCCGGCATTTTCGCCAGGTAACGCACCCGCCTCAGTGGTGCATCATCCCTACTCAAACGAAGGAGACCAACCGTGGTCAACTCGCTTTACACCCCCACTGAGGCTGCTCAGGCGACTCTCTCGTCGCTCCGCTGGCTCTCCAACCTCACCCGCACGGTCCGTCAGGACTTCTCGACAGAGTTCGTCGCTGGACGCGGCCAGACGGTCAACGTGCGCGGACCGATCAGCGCCGGCAAGGCCAAGGTCTATACCCCCGCCAACCGCGCCGCGCGCGACGCCATCGGGTTCAACGACCTGATCGAAGAGTGGTTCCCGGTCAAGCTCGACAACCAGGTCTACAACGCGGTCCGCCTCCCGGACAACTTCGCCACGTTCACGCTCGAGGACATCACCCGCCAGGTGTTCAAGCCTCAGGCCGAGTCGGTCGTCGACGAGCTTGCTACGCCTCTCGTGGCTGAGATGTCGGTCACTGCCACCGACGCGTCGATCCCGGCCATCGCCGCGGACGGTAGCAACTTCCTGGACGTCCTCATTGCGACGCGCAAGGTTCTGAACGACCGCAAGGTGCCCGCCGCCAATCGGTTCTTCGCGGTCGGTTCGGCTGCTGAGGCTGCTGCGCTCCGAGTTGACCAGCTCCAGAAGGTCAACGAGTCCGGCACCGCGTCCGTCCTGCAGGAGGCCACGCTTGGCCGCCTGATGGGCTTCACTATCGTCGCTGACTCCGCTCTCGCTGAGGACTTCGGCGTTGGCTACCACACGGACGCGTTCGCCCACGTCACGCGCCCGTCGCGTCAGCCTGAGGGTGCCGCCAAGTCGGCCACCATCGCGCAGGACGGCTACGCCCTCCGTTGGATCCAGCAGTACAACCCCCTGCAGCTCGAGGACCAGAGCGTTGTCGACACCTTCTACGGTGCCGCCACGCTCGACGCCGACCGCGCTGTTTCGGTGTCGGTGGCCTGATGGCCGACACCCTGGCACCACTTGCCGGGGTGACTGAGCTTGCCGATTGGATCGGGGAACCGATCACCGCAGATAGTGCGGACGGCAAGCGAGCGGCCATGTGCCTCCGTGTGGCGTCCGCCCTGGTTCGTACTGAATCAGGGCGGACGTGGGCGGACGATGCCGGCCAGCTCGTCACCCCCGTCCCCGAGTCCGCGGTCATGGTCACGCTGTACTGCGCGAGCCGCGTCTACGACAACCGGGAAGCTCAGACGCAGGGCGGTGTAGACGACGCTCAGGCCGCATGGAAGGTCGATGAGTCAGGCGCGTACCTCACTGCCAGCGAGAAACGGCAGCTTGCCCCTCTCAGGGCTGCAGGGCGGTCGCGTATCGGCACCATCGAGACCACCCGCGGCCCCGTCGAATCCGGTGCTGGCTA